GTTACAAATCCAACTGTAGAACCAGTTCCTACAATCAAACTCTCCCAAAGTCTATTATCCCTATATCTGTGAGAACTATCAAATAGTGTAAGTGGATTTGATACTCTTGTTCTTCCAAAAGCATCTGTAGTTCCTACTGGTGGACTAGTTGCAACTGTTCCAGTTATTGGAATGGGATTGCCAGTATCATTTTTGATTTCCACTTCTGGCATCGTGCCAATATTGACAGTACCATCAACAGTTAGGGGATTTAATGCTGAATATTCATTATCATTCTCATCAAAGATGTGAGACTGTGTAGGGATAGGGCTTCCCTCATCATTACTGATTTCAACTGAACCAGGAATAACAACATCACCATTAATAGTAATACTTGAACTTCCAAGAGACACTGGAAAGGGATTATCTACGCTTACCTGTTCTCCATCTTTTGTTGCTACATTAAAAACTTCAAATAAACTCCTTTCTTGATTTAGATAATCTTGAGTTTGTATATTCCACTGTGCCATTAATTACTCAATCCATTCTAACTTTGATGGGTGATATCTTTTTATATCTTTAATATTAATATTTTTTTCTATTTTTGGATAAATTTGATGAACAACTGCTCCAGGATATTCATTTTGAAGTTGTTCACCTAAATCTCTATTTGATGGTATACCAGATTCTGTTGATAATTCCATTCTATATAAACTTCCTTTCCACAGAATATCAGCGACATATTCTTCGCCAACTTGACTAACTTGGTGTTTTTCTGGTTGAGAATTTATGTAAAGATTTCCTTTAAAATCTCCAGAAATATTTACTGATTCGCTGATAAACTGCTTATAAGATTTCATATTAATCTTCTGTTTTTTCTTGATCTAAATTAAAAATTGTATCTGCAACAGATGGTCTCAATCCTTCAATTTTTTCAGAAGCTTTTGAGAATAAAATATCTTTAATTTTATCGCTTATTTGTGATGGTGATTCATCAGCAATAATCATATTCATTAAATCGTCCATGTTATTAAAAAAAATAATCTTCAGTTATTTATATTTTGCCACCTTTGGGAGGTTCTACTGATGAACCATCAATTTCAGGTTCAATTGGAACCTGTCCAGATTCTCCATTGATATTATTATCAATAGGTTGTCCAGTTTCTGGATCAATAGGTGCATTTGGATCTGGGATTTTTCCAGATTCAATTTCTTTTTGGATAATCATATCTTGTTCAACAATTTCTTCATCTGTTTGGCGAAGAATTTTTCTTCTTACATAATCTTGAGAATAGTATTTTCCAATATAAGGTTCTGCAGTAGCAACAAGATTTAATCTTTCTGTCAATAGTTCTGCCTCTTTTAGCTCTGAGAAATGATTATCATATAAGAAATCATATTGAATATGTTCAGACATTGATTCCCAATCTTCCGGAGCAATAATATTTTTCAAAATTAATTGCGTCTTAAGAATATCGCTAAAAATATTTGAAAATCTTTTTCTTAATCTTCCTACAAATTTTGTAAATTTTAATTCATCTCTTAGAATTTCTGAAGATCTTCCTAAATTAAATCCACCTTCTCCATCTATTCTAGTTGATGGTACATTCAATGATCTATAAAGTTTCTTTTGGAAATAATTAATATCTGTAATTTCTCCTAAATTTTGACCACCAGGAAGTGTAGTAATTTCAGTTCCTCTACCACCTTCACGGCGAGGAAGCCAAAAATCTTCAAGCATACTCATGAACTTTTTATCGTCACGAATTTCTCCAGTTGATGCATCATATACAAGTTTGTTACGATAACGCATCATAACATCACGGAGATATTGCTCTGCCTTTACCTTTGGAAGATTGCCGACATCAATATAAAAAATTCTACGTTCTGGAGCACGAGACAATCTATAGATAACAAGACTGTCTTCAATCATGCGGAGTTGATTGAGTGCTTTGATTGCTTTATGTAAATAAGATAAAACAGAACCTTTATTTCTATCTACTAGTCCAGAAGAACAATATGCTATGGAATCTTTTGCAATTTTTATCCCTGAATTTGAACTTGCATCGGATCCATATTGACTATTTTGCTTTGGAGTATAAAGAAAATATTCGTCAATTTTTGGAAAACTGTTACTTAAGGGATCGTCTTTAGATGAATTTAATTTATAATTATCTTTGTTAGTTTTTCTTTCTTGGCGTATATATCTCATTTTAAGGGCATCAATATAACGAAGTTCTTGTATACCCTCCTGTGGATTTTTCATATCAATTACTTTATGATAATATAGTCTTCCATCCACATACCAATTTCTATAAATTTCGTGTGATTTTTTATTAAAATCTAAAAGTTCTAAAATATATTTAAATTCTTCTCTTATTTTTCTTTTAATTCCGTCACTTGCGTTTAAATTTGAAAGTTCAATTTCTACAGGTGTATCATAAGTATCTGATACGATAGCTTCATTAATAATATCTTCTATAGCACTGTCTACTTCAGGATGAAGTGACATTTCACGATAGCGTTTAATTAAATCATGTTCAGTTTTATATACACCTTCAATATCTACATATGAACCAAAAAATCCACTAGTTAGATAGTAATCAACCCCATCCTCGTTATTTTCGGGGACAGGGGATACTACTGATTTGGGTTGAGGTTGATTATCCTCAATAGAAAATCCAAATAATCTTGTCATTATTAAAGTTTAATTTGAGTTGCTTTTACTATTTAGTTATTAACTAACTGGTTCTGGAGCAAAGAATTGAATTTGGAATTCAACGGTAAATTCCTCAATTGAGTCAGAAGTATCATATGAAAGGTCAATTGCTGCAATATTAGTTGGAAAAATATCATAAAATTTATACTGTGCAAGAACATTTGCATTTCCACCACTTCCAGTACCAGATTCTCTATTTACAGATCCTCTACCTAATTGTCTAACTACAGCTGTTGCCATATAGTCTCCTGGATCTGTAAGTCCAGTATGGTCAGAATATTGAGCAATATTCTGCATCCATGCTTCAAATGATCTTCTGTGAGAAAAACTTTCGTCATTAATAACAGTAATAGTCCAAGTATCGAAAGTTCTATCTCCAGCAACTTTTAAAGTTCTTCCTCTAAATGGAACATCTATAGAAGCAACATTAGATGCTGGTAGTGCAGCTGCTTTACACATGAATTTAAAATTTTCTAAGTCAAATTCTGACCCACCATCAGCTTGAACTAATTGATTTATTCCAGTGGGAAAAGTTAGTTCAACTTCAAATAAATTGGGTCTTGCACCTCCACCAATTAGCGCAGACTTAAATTGGGATAAACTTTTAATAGAAGCCATTGATAATTCCTCCTTTTGTAATTAATTTAAATAATGAATCAAACTGTTCCGGCAACTTCTTCAAAACTAATACCAGTTCTAGTTGCAACAAATGATAGAGTTACATAATTAATTGATTTTGTTGGTTTCAGATAAATGTCTGCTCTAAATTCATTATTATCAATGACATCGGGGGTATTGTTTGATGTGTCACAAACTACAAGAAATCCATAAAGACCTCTTTTTGCTTGAACGTCACGAAGATATGGTTCAACAATATTAACAAAGTTTGCTCTAGTTATTTCGTCATTTAATTCAAACAGTTGAGCTTGAGCAGTTCTTTCTAGTGCTTGCTCAACAGTTAGGAACAGGCGGCGAACATTGATTCTATCAAAAGCAGATGCATATCCTAGTGCTGTCTTATCACCAAAGAGTAGAATTCCTATGCCAGGTTGGTTAATGATAGAATTAACTCTAGATGAATAAAGTCTGTCTCTTTGTGCTTTAGTTGGATTGTATGCAAGTTTAATTGCACTATTTAAAACTCCTCTTTGTTGTCCTGCAGGAGAGAACCATGGATAAGAGAACACAGAGGTTCTTACCATCAATCCAGCAACATCTGCATTGCATGGAATATAACGGAATCTATTGTTAAAACGATCATATGCATACTTATATCCACTATCAAATACGGCATAAGATGAAGACGAAAGCGGTGAGAAAAACTCAACAACGTTGTCAGTTTGATCTTCAGTGTTTGATATATCAACAACATCTGAACGATGTGGTGAGATTACTGCTATACAATCTTTTCTTTGTTCTGCTATTG